AAGCGATAACGGGTGTTTGGGGGTGAGTCAAGCAAGTTTATTAAATGATTTGCGTACGACTACACCAGCAAATCACATTAATCGACTCATTCAATATGTGTACGGGATATTGTACACTTTAACAGTGGGTTATGTTGCTAAAACTGCAGTTGAACTAAATACTATCAACGCCACACTCGCTACAGACCCTTTACCACCTATAGTAGTAAACCGGAATGAATTTATAGATGGTCTCGTCGCAATAACAGGTTTTTGGGGTGCTGATCAGGTCACCCTATTAAATGGCTTACGTGCAACTACACCAACGGGTCACATCGACAGACTCGTCGAGTATGTAAATGGTGTATTATCAACCATAGTAGCGGGATATGTTGATAGAACTACTGCTGTGCTACAAGGTATCATCGACCTACTTGGGGACTCTTTACCATCCATATTCATAAACCGTAATGATTTTGTATCTAATCTCGAAGCCATCCAAAATTTATGGGGTGCTGATCAGGTCACCCTATTAAACGACTTACGTACAACCGATACATCGGTGAGTCTCACCGCATATGCGACTACGTTACGGGACACTATAATTGCTTTAAATAGCGATTCCCCGGATACTACAAATCGAGGTGTTCTTGTAAATACACTCCTCGGGTTTCTATTGTGGGGAGCCACCCAGAGGACTCTCCTAGATAATGAATTTCGTGTGGTAGGGTCTAAAGATCATGCCGCTATTATTGACGGTCTCGTGACGTATCTGGGTGGCTTGAGAACCTTGGCTCTCACGTATCACAATCCTTCGACTGGATTGGGGTTATTAAGAACCTTATTAAATACCACTGATGGAGCCTTACATACTACTATTGTGGGTCTTTTACAACAAACCACAGATACCGTGTGGGACGGATACTTCTTTCGTTTACTCGAGGAACTGAAAAATGCAGCTATCGTCGTGGGGACAGAGACTACTCATATCAGTCAATTACAGGAGTATGTAAACATCACATTTTTTACGGCGGGTTTAAATAGAAATATCGTCTTTCTACTGACACAACCCACTGTGCGGTACCCACCCACCGTCTTCAATAAATGGGCGAGAGGTAAAAAACACGTCCCTTTGATGTACTCAAAACAAAATAAGACGACACTCGAATGTGACGGTGAAACAATCATAAACGAAACAACCGGGAACAATCTTTTCTTATCAACATCTTTATCGAATATATATCACAAACGCTCACCCGTCTTTCGCAACATTAACATGTATAGTTTTGCGTTACACCCGGGTGAATTGGAACCATCGGGTCACATGAATTTCAGTGGGGTCAAGGATGCACGCGTCACCATGGACCTCGAATACGATGGGAGCCAAGGAACGTTCGACTTTGATGATAATTTCATCGAAGTACTCGGTATCCCACAAATGGATTTCCCTAAGCAGGTTATAATCATAGCAAAAAGTTACAATATGATGATAATCAGGAATGGTAAAGCTAAGGTACTTTTTTAGGTAGATTGTTTATTAAACAGAGTCAATTTATTGTTTGCTATATAATCAATGATGTTGTTCTTGATACACCATTTGATGAAATTCAACTGCGCGAGGGTTGTATGAATTTCATGAGATGTCCCCGGAACGGTATATGCAAACTTTTCAGATCGACAAAATGGGTCGAAGAGCTTTTTACTGTACCCATCAAGGCTTGACTTGTACGCATAATGCACGGTGAATATTTTGCCGTCATTAGTCTTATAGGATGTGTGATTTTTCTTCGCATAATTGGTGATGAACCATTCCAGATTTCGCAAAGAAATACCACTTGTTTTATCTAGTATATTCATTAATTTGGATCGATTATTTTCTTCGTCATAGAACGTGTTAATTGATGATAGTAGAATATCGGACTTACTCATTATTGAAAATAGTACTCAAATCTATAAGTTGTTTCGATTTATTACATTCTATACATTCGGGGGAAAATAAAACTTCGGGTCCATGGGTGTGACCATTACGACTCTCATGAATTCTCTGTCTAATGCGATTTCCCACATTTTTATGCTTTCCACAGTAGCCTTCATGTATACCCTTAAACGCACACCTCGAACCATCGGACTTTGTCCCTTTACACATCATATTCGCGGACAAGACTGGGACATCCCTCAGTAACAGGTCAAGAGAAATTGCATACTTTTTTGAAATTACAACAGCGTATTCAGTCATCAATATATCGATACGGTGTTTAAGTTCTTCATCGAACAGCCCAATAATTCTATCACTGTAGCTCATTACTTACTATTTCCTAGCTCGTATTTTTTAAATAGATCTTCAACGCTCTCTTCTCTTTGAATCCTCACCTGTTTAATACGTTCCCTGAGATCAACTACTTTACCCTCGCAATCGATACCATGTTTTTTACATTCCTCTATAAGGTCTTCTCGTTTCATGGTGCTCAGGGCAGGTTCCCGTTTTTTTGGTGGTGGTTTACACTGATTGATGAGTTCACCGAAGATTTCCTGCTTTACATTTTCGTAGAGTGGATCGAGTAAATCACACACAGGGTTTAGAAACTTATTAATGAAGTAATACTGGTAATCAATGGGAATGTTATGCTCCTCACGTACTTGGGATCCTCCGATTTTTCAAATGCTTTAGCCTTTGGGTCACCCGTCTTCACGAGGAGATATGGAACACGGTCACCAGATTGTGGTTCGGATCCAGGTTTACGCATTCTCATCTTATTCACAACTTGAACATGCGCCTGATTGATATTCGCGGATTGGGGACTCGTGATAGACACAGAATTTCCAGCAACCTTGTAACTATCAGATAAACCCTGACTCAGTATAAGTTTCTCATTGGGGACATCACCGGAGAGAAGCTCGATCGCCCGTTCCTTCGCGAGTTCTTTGGGTGGACCAGTATCACTCGAAGTAAGGACAACATCAAGGAGTTCCTTACACACTTCTCTCATGTGAGGTGTGTTGTCTCTACGAACGAGCTGGAGACCCTTTACGTCTATATAATCCATGTGCATTTTCTCATCTTTACCCTTTGTCCAAAGTTTAGCGGCGTATCGTTTTTTTGAATATAGAAAGTATGGGCAATAGACCTTCTCAAGTTCCAAGTTATTCGGTTTTTTGAAGAGGGCGCTACACTCCTCTGCTGCCCTTTCACCAATCTCCCAGCTGTATTCAATCGCCTCTACACCTTTACGATCCCCTACATCAAACTCAACCATGACTGAATCTGTATCACCGTATCTCACTTTCGCTCCCGGGAAGTTAGCCTCGACGTAGGCTTTCGTCTCCTCGATCATCGCGCGCCCACGGAATGTCGTCGTTGAAGCTATCGGTACACATGGGAGAATACCCTTTCCAGCGCCAGTGAAGCCATACACGGAGTTCATCGATATCTTATACGCCAACTGTTTACCGTTATACACTTCCTTCATGTATCCAGTTGCAGAAGCCATGTCTTTTTTCGCCTTTTTACGGAACTGTTTGAGTTCAAGTAAAATACTGGGTAAAAGACTAGGAACATCTTGTGCGAATTTATACGTCTTATCCTTAATCTGGAAAGTCTCGTAGGTCACCCCTGGAATGTTTCCATAATCCTTTTCATTCATGACGTATGATGAGTAGCACAAATTATGCGCCATCATGATAGATGGGTACAGGGCTTCAAAATCCAATGCTGTGATTGGGGTATAGTACGCCCCTTTTTGTGCGTCGAGTACCGTAGCACCCTCGTATTGTTCTTCGGGTAATTGCCCATACCTAATCGTCGGAACCATGAAACCCATTTCCCTCGCCTTTTTCGACAACTGACTAAATACCTTAATCTGTTGACCTCTCTCGACCAGGAAACACATCGGAACCCAAGTCGCTTTAGCCATCTCCAGGAGATTGAGAAGAATGTACATCTTCTTCATGAGTTTATGTGGTAATAGGGTGTCTTTCATACAGTACTCAGCCACATCCCTTAACTTGATGGGATCACCTTCAGCGTATCGAGCGAACATCTCCTTTGGGGACATGTCAATTTTCTGGTCACCCAGGTATAATTTTGATACGTTATTGAGACTATACGAATCCAATTTGTATCCTTTTTTCACTTCATGGAACAGATCGAAAATGAAACGTCCCGACATTGGGAGTAATTTCAATACATTATCACCCAATGCACTCGAGCTCAACCTTTTAATGGTGATTTCACACACTTGACTCTTCAACTTCCCCATCCTAAAAAACTCCGGGTTACATCCAACGATGAAAGCTCTCGTGTAAATGTAATCAAAATCGAAACCAAAAATGTTCCATCCGGTCATGATATCAATATCCTTCTGATGTATGTACTGCTGAAATGCCTCGAGCATTTCCCGTTCTGTATCAAAACTCACTATCGTACACCCATCGAGGTTTGAATCGGTTTTCTTATAACAAAAGCAAGTCTTATCGTACGGTTCATCGTTACCGAATGTACATAGAGATACCGCGATTTGAAAGCATGCGTCATCCTTCACGTTTGGATTGGGAAATTTACCAGTAGAGCTGTTACATTCAATATCGAAAGACGCCACAACAAATGGAGCGATATCATCCCGGGGTACAGGTTTCAACGTAGTCCAGTCGTTACAGAAAAGATCTATATCAACTCTCGCGAGGTGTGAACGTACACAATCATCACCGGTCTTCAGCCAGCCAGTTGATTGGATACCAGTTCGGTGCATTAGTCTGAGAACCGGGTCAATATTCGATTCAAAAACTTTCATTCGCTGTGTACCAGATGATATCTGAATCGGGTTTTTCAGGAAATAGTCCACACGGCGTCGACTCCCGAGATTTTTGAAATCCAATTTCATGAACACAAATTCCTTATTATTTTGAAATCCCCAAACATCTTTGGCTTTCATCACTGAAAAAGAAACCAAGCATTCTGGGCACTTCTTGTCGATGAAATTATAGATTTCTTGTACAGTCTGCTGAGTGACGCGTTCAGAGAGTTTGATAAAGAAGTAAGGTGTAAATACTGTGGTCACACATACAGATTTTCCATGTTCAGTCTTCCCGAAAATACTGATTAAGTGTTCATCATCTGTATCTACCACTTCCCATGTGAGTGCTTGAAAATCGACACCCATCCCCGTTGTGTATACAATGAGCGAAAATTTTAATATCGTTTACTAATAAATGTCAGCTGCTTTAATTGACCTCGTTTCTGTGGGTGCTCAGATGTGTACATCACTGGTCAGCCCGAGAAACTTTTTTCCGTCAGAACTACAAGCGGTACACTAATTTCTCCATCAAGCCCGAACGCCTTGATTACATCGGTACCTTCGGTAGCGGTAATGAAGTCACTATACCCATCAAGTCCAAGGGTGATCTTCTCAGTTACATATGGATCGAGGCGGAAAACATCGGTGCTACCGGTAGTTCCAACCTCGGTTTTTTCGATAAGGATGAAACGACCACTACTGAGTTCCAACTCTGGATCGGTGGACAGAAGGTTTCTCAAATCGACGCCTTGTACATTCAGGGTGTTCACAATCTCCTGTACAAGGATAACCAAGCTAAGGCGTCTTGCGCCGTAACCCTCGATGAAGTCCCCCAAAATGCTCTTGGCTCTTCCACACACGCGAACCACTACGTCCTTCCATTCTTTTTCAGTGATGACTGGACCAAGTCCCTTCCTCTCGTAGGTCTCCAGTATCACGAGGTCGAAATCCGCGTGAAGTGCCGTGGGGGTACGTTCGCGCCTAGCAACGTGAAAGTATTTGGTAACTACGTGTATCTCGATACCGATGAACGTAAATTCTTCGTCGACAATGAACACGAGATTCTCATCACCCAAACCCAATATCAACCAATGTCCGCGGCTGATACCGAAGTTGATCTTACGTATTTTAACCACCCCGTCAAGGCTCTTCACATCGTTTCCTCCGAAGCTGATACCAATAAATGGTCCACCAACTGGACGTTCGATACATCGACTTTATACATCAACGGTACACCACTCTTCGAGAATATGTCATCCACATTCCATCACAATGTCGTCCCAGAGATGCATTGCTCGGTTCTCCCCCACGATTCCCTGAGCACAATCTCTACATTCACATGGCCTTTCTGCCTCACCATGAACAAGTCTCAACCAACTGGTACTCTGAATTTTTCTCGCATCGATAACGCGAAACTCACTCTCAATGGTAACAGTGTGCGTAACGGTAACTTAGTGAGGGCGTATGCGGTCAACTATAACATTCTTCGCATCAAGAATGGTATGGGTGGTGTCGCTTTCGGCAACTAAGTCAAAGACAAAAAAGTATAAAATATGTAAAATGGTTAAATCTTCCTCACGACCCCGAAAAACGTCCAAGTTTGTAATCGATCTTGGACCAGAGATAGACAAGGTCGTCAAGAAGAAAAATGCGAAAATTAAGAAACAGAAACGTATCATCAAGGCACTAGAGAACGACCCAAAAATCAAAAAACACAAAGTGGTCATCGACAGTCTACAGAACCAACTTTCAGATGCAGAGAAGCGCGTAACCAGTCTTGAGAATGAGCTAAAGCGTTACAAGGTGAGTCGTGTGAGTATCACGAATAAGACAGTAGAGAACGCCTTTAAGAATTTACGAAATGGTCAGTCACTGTTTAAAATGAAAACACAGACGAAGAGGTTAATTGAGATGTCCGGTCGTTGGGAGGAAGCTCGGAAGATTCACACACGAAAAATGTTATGTTAGCCTAAGTTGTTTATTTATTCTTATTATATATAACAATGGATCTTTATTATTGTAAAGCTTGTCAGAGGACCTATGATGGTCATGCACAGTGTTGTTTTGAGATGGAACATGTCAAAGTTAAAATCCATACAGATACTAAATGATACCAATCGTTTTGGTTGGTGGTCTCGCCGCTCTCACAGCGTACACTTATTTAGGTCAGAACCTCGTGTCCTCCAGGGAAGCCAAGAGACTCATTAAGGATGGTAAGATAAAGAGGGTTATCGATGTTCGAACTGCTCTAGAGTGGCGAGCCGGTCACTACCCTAGAGCCTTACACATCCCAGTGGATAAGATCAATGAAAAGACAACTACGGAACTCCCAAAGCGGGGATTACTCGTATACTGTAACACTGGACAGAGAGCTAGATTTGCGGCAGAGAAATTGGAAGGTCTAGGTTTTAAAGATGTATACTACATCGCTGGATTGTACACAAGCTTACTTTAGTTTGACCCCTAGGACCCTCCTCAATTTTTGGAGAACGAATGGGTCTGGTATAGACCTACCAGACTCGTACGCGTTAATTACACTCGTAGTAACCCCAATTGCGATTGCTAAATCTCTTTGTCTATTGAAACCTTTAGCAATACGTCCCCGTTGAATTATATTTGACATAGAGAGTGGTACCTTCTTATGGGTACCCAGCTCCTCATCCTCGAGTTTTTGCTCTTTCGTACGTTCATAATGCGTCGTTGTGTGTCTCTGGTTAATGGGTGCAGCTTTACCTCGAATAATAAGCGGTTCCAAATCCTGGTGACTCATCTGTCTAGATAGTACGTTTTGTTTTTAAGATTCTTTCCAAACGTTCCTTTTCCTTCCGCATAAAGATCGTCAGTTGAATAACTTCACCTTGGAGGGTCACCTGTCCATGTTGTTTTGCCATAGTTACATTTTCGACTCTTACCAGGTCTACCCAAGACATCTTAGACTCTGGTGTTTTACTGTGATATATCGCTAGTACAGCCGCATCCCTCTTCAAATCTCTAGGAAGTTCCTCTCCCTCGTAACACACAACCACATGAGCACCTGTGTACCCACTCACATGCATCCACCGGTACCTGGGGTCGCTGGTATTCGTGAGTTGATCATTCTCTTTTGCATTTTGTCCAACTCGAACAGGTATATTACCTGATGCCGTGTATTCTAACATGATTAGTATTACATTTTCTTTTTTATGTTAGTAGTGGTCGATACGTCAAATGTAATATCTTCTAATTTTGATTCAGGTATTTTATACTGCTCAAACACCAAACTGATACGTTTACTTTTTGGATTTTTACAATATATGGGTTCTACACAATGTAGCGCATCCCCGCGAAATGTAAATTTTCTTCCCAATTTTGGTTTATATCGTCTTATACCAGATGAATCGACAGCACCAAATTTAGATAAACGTAAATGACCACCTTCATATGTATCAGGTAATTCGATATAGATGACAGTCACTGCTATTGGTAAATAATTACGACCCTCATTAGTTTTAGTTTGTTCTTCCAACGACACGTCATAATGAAAATCTATGGATCGCTCTATTTTGTCACTTGAAGGTTCTATCAATACGGGGTTGAATATATACGCGTTCGTACCAGGTATCCGAACCTGTTTAAACACTTCGTATATAGGTTTGAAAGTATCAGCAAATTTTTGTTCGTGTCGAGATGAGAACATTACTACGAACCCTTTCGTTTTTTCAAATCCATTTAGTGTGGATTTACCTGTATACTTATGTTTCGATACATAGTTGGACAATTCTTTACAACGTTCGGGTGTATAAAAGTTGTCTTGTATCTGAACAAACGGATACTCTGGATCATGACACCGTTCCATTCCCGCGTAAACATTAATGTCAAACACATATTCTTCTATTACCCAATGTAATACAAGTAAAAATATAAACATAAGTAATAGAACAGTTAAGGTGTACATGTGTTATAAAGGTATAAAATTAATATTATGATAAAACATAAATGCATGTCGTATTACAACCCAGTCCTTCTATTACCCACAAGTATAGAGTGATTCTCCCAACCAAGAGAGCCATAGACTTTGGTCAGGTGGGGGTTCAATATTTCCCCGACCATCGTAATCCCCGTCTTATGCGTGCACAACTTCTTAGGAAAGGGGCTATCATTCCTAAGGAGCTGCGAATAGAGAGGAATCAGTATGAAATACAAAAGGGGATGTTGAACATTAAAGAAAGTACAGAAGAAGATTGGGAAGACTTCTTCAGAGCCGAATATTGGGAGAGATGGGTATTACACACTTACCCTAACGTGGATAAGGCTAAATTGTATATGACTATGAGTCAGGGTATACTTTTCATGCCTACACCCGAAGACCTATGGTTCGCTAATTGCCAGTAGACCCAAAACCCCCGTCACCCCTCTCAGTATCCTCGACGATACTAATCTCCTCAATTGGGGGTGTCTCACAACGCTCTAGAATGAGTTGCGCGATTCGATCACCCTTCTTGATTTCAAAGTCTTTCTCTCCATGGTTGAATAGAATGACTTTGATTTCACCGGTATAATCAGGGTCAATCACACCCGCACCAACAGTGATGCAATGCTTTGCGGCTAACCCCGAGCGGGGAGCTACACGACCGTATACCCCAGGTGGAAGAACCACTGTGATGCCAGTTCCTACGATTGCTCTTCCAGCCTGGCTAGGAACCATGGCATCCTCGGAGCTATATAAATCATATCCCACAGAACGATCAGACCCACGAGTAGGCACAATAGCATCGTAACAGAGCTTCTTGACCCCGAGGGACATCTACTTGTATCATGGCTCAAATCCTTAAGTCTGTGAGCATCTGTAGTATCGTCTCATGACCCTTCAGTGTAGCGTTAAATAGTGGTGTCATACCGCTGTATGACGCCTTGTTGGTGTCCGCACCCGCCTCAATCAGTATCCTCACCGTTGTCTCGTGACCGTATTCAATGGCTAGTAACAACGGTGTCCACCCAATATCATCAGTCTTGTTAATATCCACATTCGCTGTGATTAGAGCCTTCACTACCCCATCATGACCGTTTTGGGCGGACATATGTAGTGGTGTCGAACCATTACGATTACACATATTGATGTCAGCACCCGCCTCGATCAATGATAGTACATCTTGCACATGACCGAATTGGGCGGCGATTAATATACCTAATTGCATCATATTTATAATAAGGCTAACATCCTTAAGTATTACTTGGCATACTTCTTTTTTTCATCATCGGTGAGCTCTCTCCACATTTCACCCATTTTCTTCCCGATGTCGGTGAAACCCATATCAGGGTTCTCTTTCACGATTACTGATCGCATCTTCTTCACGAAATTCATGTAAGCATTTGGTTTGCGCTTAGGCTTGGTCTTGTCGGTCATTATATTATTACTTATATTTTATTCTTTAACGCTGGATTTCGTTTTGTATATGTGAGTAGACAAATCCCACAACTGAAAATATTTATGAAATATTGACACCCGAGAACATGAAATTTTACAAAGATGTTTTCATTTGCGTAATAACTCATCATAAAAAAGGTCAAAATTGTTTCATAAAACACTCGTATCAATAAATTAGATACATGATACATGAGGTTTATATGGGTGTGTATAGAATTCGTCCTAGGAATAATTCGACGAAGCGTTAACAATGTTGTGTCTATTTCAACCAATCCAACCAAACTTATGAGTTGAGATTCTTCTGGGTACATGAGAGGTCTAATCAAAGCCAATAAACAAACTATATGATGCGCTACGATTAGAGACTTATACGCGTGAATAACTCTTGGTTGGAGTGATATCCATATAAGATCGTATGACATATATGTAGTGACCGCATGTGTCAAAAACATTGGATATACGGTGTATCCAAATATCACCTCAGCTAGACATAATACAGAGAATGGTGCGAGAAACGTCAATGATGCCACATCATGAATAAGAATGGCTTGGTCCTTATTCATATTGTGATTATACAATATTCTTTTTATTCGATTTGCACTCAAAGGGTTTCGAACCCCTGACCTCAAGCTTACTAAGCTTGCGCTCTACCACTGAGCTATGAGTGCGTGTCACCTCCCACGCTGATTAGTATACACTTTAAATCTTTAAGCATTTGGGGGGTGGTTCAAATGATGTCTTTTCCTCGAGTTCCTTACGCTGTTTAAACTTTTTGATGTCAGCACCTTGACAATCATGTTTGGGTAGATGAATACAACTTGGACAGAAACTTCCCTCGCAGTATTGACAATCGATAGGAACCCCACACTTCTTCTTACACCTTTGGCACGGCATTTACTATAACTAGGATAAAGATTTTAAATGACCTTTGTTTAGAATGTCCCTCACTTACGCCTTTTATAAACCAATCCCGAGTGATTATATCCGTCTCAAGAACACACTAAAAAAATCTACGGTCGGGTATGGTATAGCGTTGAGCGCCTCTTATTTCATCACACAAGGTGCCGACCAGGGTGTATCCACAGTCATCGGGGCTACTGCATCCTATGCGTATGTCAGTCTTCTATGTGATCGAGTAGATACATTTGAAAAGTCTGCATTTCAGAATCAGTTCTTAGCACCGTTGAGCGCCGCTGCTTTTGAAGTGTCATGGAATAATGCACCTTTTGCGTTCGACTTTGATTATGGAGCTACATTTGTAGGCTTTCTCGCATATAAATTCGCACTCTCCACCATTCTCTATGAAACCGTGAGGGAAATGATGATTGGGGACAGTGAAGCCTTCTATGACACAGAGGAGAGATATACATGACCTTAGCGATGATGATATTAAATACGATACGCTGC